CTCCAAATGACTCATAAACTGTCAATGCTTTTGCTAGAGTTAATCCAGCAGAACCATGTACAACATTACTTGCATTTGAACCAGCGTCTAATACATCAATGATTAGTTGGTCTGTTTTTCTCCCCAATGCCGCCGCCGCAGATTGAGATAGTACTTGTCTTTCGTCAATGTTAGTTTTTAGTTCGTCTAATCTATCGACATAATCTGCCGCATAGAAATCCGCTAAAGTAACATCAACAGTAGAGTGAGTGATATCCATAGTTGGAATTTGAGCGTGTCTGCTTTTTGAAACAGCACTACCAGTTCCGACTTTTTGGAATCTCGCCTGACTCCCCTTTACATTATTTACTTGCCTTATTGTGTTTCTTAGCTTTGATCCCATTCTTTGGTAAGCCATGTGGACTTCAGCTTCGAACTGTTTAATAAAGGCAGTTGAAATAGATGTACTCATATTTATACTCCTTTGTTAGTCGTTGTTGTTGTTAATTAAACAGTTGTCCGCATTAAATTAATTCGGTTGTCCATAAAGGACCGATCTCTTCTAATAGGGGCTGTGTACCCTTTTTGACTACATCATGTAGTCGTTTATAGAAATACAACACTTTTACATTTTTTACAAGCATAGGTTTAGAAAAATTATAACCTTGCCATTTTAACCATCTAATAGATTTAGTATGTTCTTCAGTAATATAATTAGACAAATATATGTAATGTTCTTCAAGGTAATGTAGCCATTTTTTGTTTCTTTTAAGGAAATATAGATAGTTTTTATCTAATTCTGTAGAGGATAAGAACCATATTGTGCCTATTTTATTGTCTATTCTTGATGGTACTGCTCCAAATATTGCGGCAACTTTATGTTCTTTTGTTAATATTGTGAATGAATTTACATTTGGTCTGCTATATCTGAATGGTTGCAAGAGTGCTTGTAGGGGATCAAGCCCCCACAAAGCAATCTCGTACCTGTCCAATGGCTTTAAGTTAGGAGCTAAAAGAAAACAATGTTCAGGTATAGTCTTTTCAACATATAACATTAACCCCTATAGAGTCTGTTAAATGCTTCATCAACTTTTGCTACATAAGATGGATCACGCTCTCTACCATCATAGTATCTTTTATCTTTCATCATGTTTCTAACATCTTCTAATGTTAGAGGTCTTTCAGGTTGTGCTACCTGTGATGCTCTTGAAATATTTTGTTTTTGAGATTCCATTACTCTTTCCAATGCTTCTATTCCATCTGCATTAGAACCCATAGTTTGTGAAACTATTTCGTATTGTTCAGGACTAAAAAAAGTAGATGCCCAACTATTTACTGCATCTAATCTTGCTTCTGCATTTTCTCCTAATTTAGTTTTTTCTGCATCCATATTAGGTTGTTGTCCAACATATGCATCAACATATTTATTAATACCCTCTTGGTATATCTCTTGATCGTATGAATTATCCCAACAAAACTTTTTCCACCATTCTGTCATAGGATTTGCATTAACTATATCTTCTGTTACATTTTCAGGAAGTTTAGGTAATTCATATTTCTCTATAGCTTCAGGTCTTTTAGTATTTGCTTCTTCTTTTAGTTCATTAATGATAACTTGTTTTAGTTCATCTTTTTTTCCACCAACATATTTTTCTAAGTTAGTATAAGATTTACCAAACTCTTCTACATTAAGTTCTCCTTTTTCAGTATTCCAAAACTTCTCAGGTATATACTCAGGTCTTGGTGCTGGTTCTGTTGTAGTAGGAGCAGATGTTTCTTGTGAAACATTACTTTCTACTGGGGTTTCCTGTACTGGTGCTTGTTCCTGTACTGGTTCTGTTTGTGTTTGTTCTTCAGCCATTTTGGTTCTCCTTTATTATGTTTTGACTTTTACCTTTATTAATTCTTCGCTGTATTAAACCTACTAAATATCTTTGCCCCTCTAAATGTCTTAGAGCGTGGTCTGATATTTCAGGTCCTGCTACTGAATCAATAGTTATTGATTTAAGGTATTGGAGAACTTCAGCACCTATCGGTGTACTAAACAATGTTTTAAAAATATCGTTTAGTTTGGTTTCTTCTTCAGAACCTCTTTTAAAGTTATCCAAACCTATCAGGGCTTTATTTTGTTCTGACATATTAAATCCTTATCATTTTTTTAATAACACTTCTAGGGTAAATATTTCTATCCCCAAATCCTGCTTCCCCATCATCATTTTGATAACTAGCAAATGACCATAAATACTTTTTATTTTTCTTAAATATATATGCTTCTGTTTTAATAGTAGCACAATTCATACGATCAAAGTCATTATATTCTGTAATCGTTGAATCTCCTACAATATCTTCCCATATTATGAGATATTTGTAATAGGTTTTACCATTTACAACTATAGCGTTATTCTGTTTCTTTGTACTCATCTTTCAGAATCGCTTTCAAAAACCATATAGCTTTTTTAATATCTACTACTCCACCTTTTTCCCTATGCCTTGTTATATATTTAATAGCTGTTGCATCTGCATAAGGTAAGTGTCTTACATAGTCATATGTTTGTAAAGTTTTTCCGCAAGTACATTTACCTGCCTGATAATAATCAGGGTTTATTTTTTGTTCATCACTCATACTAACTCTCCTATCCAGTTTCCATTTTTATCTAATACCATTGGAAGTAGTCTAGGTATTCCATTTAGTATTATTCCACATCCAATAATAAATCTTGTACGAAAGTTTTTAGCATAAGAAAATGCCATAGATTTTTGATTGATTAAACAACCTACATTCATACCAAAGAATATATCATCAGGATTAGCCCAATAAGATATTACAAATTTAGTATGATAATGTCCTTGTACTGCTGACATACCCATTGTTTGTGAAACTTTTAAAATGTCTGCTGATCTTCCATGTGTAAAGAAACATTTTTTTCCATTACTTAATTTTAAAGTCATGTCATCTACCCACTTCCATTTTCTAGTACCTAAGAAATCTCCATAAGGTTTTAGAAATTGTTTTGACATTCCAAATTTTAATGCTCTTCTATAAACTAAACTACTATGATTAGAATCTACTTCAGTTACTTCAGGAAATATTCCCTCTAATTCTTTTATATATTTTCTTGATATATCTAATTCATGTCCTGCACTTGGTAAGTCAGGATTATGTTCATGCATAGATATTGCATGGAAGTCTAATAAATCTCCAATATTAATTACAGTATCAGGTTTAAATTCTTTCTTAATAGCTTTTAAAAAATCAAAAGAATCTTTGTGATGATAAGGTATGTGAAGATCACTAATAACTAAAACAGATTTATGCATAGGGAAGTTATCATTTTATTGAGTTTCTTCTTCTGTCGGCTGTCCTTGTCCTTGTTGTTGTTGTTGCATCATCTGTTGCATTTGTTGGGCGGCTTCCTGCATTTCTTCTTGCGATCTAATTAATTCTTCAGGAACACCTAATTTTTTAGCAACATATTTAGCTACTTCATCTTGTTTAACGAGAACATTTAATAATTGTGGACCAACTCTTTGTTGAACCATACCTAAGAATCTATCTATTGTTGCCACATCTTGTTGTTGTTGTGCTTGTGCTAATGGAGAAGATGATCTTATTTTAATCTCTCTACCATTAACTACAGGAATTTTAATTCTTCCTTGTTTCTTTAAAATATAAATAACTCGTTGTAATACTGGATTAACTAATTCAGCTTGTAATCTTCCAAATGCCGCACCAATTTGTCTTGATAAGTCAGCCATTCTTTCTGCAACTTCTGTAGCTGTCATAGGTGTTTTCTCATTTGGTGTACCTAACATATCATTGTATAATGCTTTTTTAATATTAGTTCTCATATCTCTTAAAACTAAATCACTTACATTAAAATTTCCTGCTTGTGCTATTGGTTGAAGTCCTGATGAACCTGCCGCTTTAGGAATGATTGTACCCGGAATTAAGGCAATATTATCTACATTGATAACTCCATCATCTTCTACTTGATACATTCCTGATATAGACATTTGTGCATTTTCTAAAATTAATTCTATAACTAAGTTAGAAGTTTTAATTGCAGGTAACGCTAATTGTAATGGTCCTCTTCCATATACTTCTCCTGCTACTTTAGACCATCTATAAACTATGTATGGATTTGATCCTAAACCTTTATATGTTTCTTCAAATAATTTATGTTCATACATTTGAGAGATAACACAAAATTTATATTCATCTTCTTTTGTATTAGAATAATTTTTATAAACTATCTCTAGTACATCACAATCCATGTCAGGAGTTTTCTCCATATCCATTATCATTTTTTCAGATAGAGTAGCATCAGGATAAGCATGAATAATATCTTTCATTTTAATTTTTCTATTTCTAAAGATATGATCTACCTTATCATCATGTCCTGCATCTAAAACTATTTGTGGTAATGGGATTGCTTTAAATTTAACTGGATGTATTGCATCTCCCTCTTCTACTAAAAGAACACCTGTACCTACTGCACAATCTAAAAATGTTTCATGTACTTCTTGGGAGAAATTAGAATTTTGTAATATTTCAAAAACATATTCTGTTACTTGATCTAGTTCTAAATTAACATCTTTCTGTTCGTCTTTAGGTATTTCAGTACCAGCAACAAAATCTGCCCATCTTGCATAGTTAGGAACAATACCTGATTGTAATCTACTTGCAAATTCTTGTACACCTACTACAGCAGTTTCATCAAAGATTCTGTCAGATCGCCTCCTACCTATT